ATGCACTGGCAAGTAGACTACTGTTTCGTGAGAGAAAGCTGCGGCGAACTGCGGGCGGTTGGCGTGTATTGCCGGCCGGTCGGGTTTCGGTGGTGGGTGCCTATGGATTACGTGCGGTGGTTTTCCATCTTCCGCCATGGATTCACCACCGTAGAAGGCGCGGTGCCCAAGTGCTATTCGGTTTCCCAGCCTGTCGAGACGATGCCCGTTATGATTGATCTTTCGCAGGCCGAGTCCTTAAAACTGCTGCCACCTGGTACCAGGATTCGAGCCCGTCGCGGAATTGAAGTCGATCGACTCGACCTGATAGACGTAATTGTGCATCTGCCAGACGGTGGCGAGATCGACTACTCGGACGACGAAATCCCGTTTTAAGGGGCATCCATGGCAGACGATTGGACACCGGAGAAACGCAAGCTCGGCGCATACGCGAAAGCGCTGGGTGTCATGCCGATATCTTCTCCGGCTTCGCCTTCAACCGCTGGCGGGCATCCTCGGCGATTGCTTCGCTTTTCTCGATTCCCACGGCGCGGAGCCCCAACTCGCGAGCGGCAACCAGGGTCGTGGCACCACCGGCGAAGGGATCGAGAACTGATTCGCCCCCACTTTCCGAGACGGCGCGGAGAAGTTGTTTCATAAGCTCGACCGGCTTCTCTGCGAAATGCACACGCCTTTGCGTCGACACAGGCGACATCTGGTAAGCACCTGGCAGCGAAGGCCCCACGCGCGGGCGTGTGCCCTTGGTGCCCCATACGATGAATTCACAACGCTGGTTGAAGCCGCCGATGCGTGGCCGCGTGTTCTTCTTGTCCCACGGCACGATGCCACACCAATTCAGGCCGGCTCCTTGGAGAATGTCGGTCATGGTTGGCAATTGTCGCCAGTCGGTGAACAAACAAACGAGCCCGCCAGGCTTGAGCAGCTCGGCGGCCGTGCCTAGCCAGGTCATGGCCCACAAGCGATAGGAACGTTGGTCCATGTTATCGCCGAGAAATGCCTTCATCTCGATTTTGTGGCCCGTCTGGCGGTACTTCTCGTTGGTGCATTTCTGCCGAGAGCTGAGATGCAAACCGCCGCTGGAATAGGGCGGGTCGGTCATCACGGCGTCGAATTCAACGCCGCGCCGCTTCATTTGCTCCATGGCCTGCAAACAGTCGCCACGATAGAGTTCGATGCCGCGGCCGGAGTAGATACGCTTGATTGCTTGGGTTCGTTTCGTCATCGGTGAAGATTCAAAAGCAGCTCTGCAGCCAGGTAGCCCCAGGCACAACCGCCACCAAACAGCAAGAAGCAAACGAACGCAAGCAAAGAACGCACTTCCCATACGTTGGGCGGTGCGTCGGTGCATTGCTCGATCTCTTGCCACTCCATGCCCCCGTCGGCCGTGTGTCGGCCACGGTAGAGTTTCGAGTTGGTGCCGTCTAGCCGCACGCCTAGAAGCCCTTCTTGTCGGGCCTGGCTATCACTGACGGCCAGAACGCGCGGGCGGCTTCGTCCATCATCCGGTCGTAATCCGGGTCGAGGCCGTGGCGTGGATGGGGTAGCCTGGCTTGCAAAGCCGGGTTGGCCGGCACGATGGCCGGTTGTTCGTCGCGGCGGCGATCGGCGGCCGCCGCGTGGTCGGTCTCATCGGGTAGCGGCTGGACGATCTCAACAAACAGCGTAAAGCCGAGTCGAGCACAAACCGTTTGAGCGCGGTAGATATAGCGGGCTTCTTCCTTGGCATCCTTCACCAGGATTAGCACGCCTGGCTTCTTGCCGGTCAGCTCGGCATAGTACGCCGCCTGGCCGATCGCCTCGGCCCACTTGTAAGCCCAGTCGGCTTCGATTGCGTGGGTATCGGTCAGCAGGTCGACCCGTGTTCCGTCCCATTGCCGAGCTTCAAGCGTGGCGTTGTACTTCGGTGCCAGGCGTCGGCATTGGCCGAGTTCGTCCCCCATGGCCGCGTGGCAAGAGTGCAGCAAGAAACAAAGGGCAGCCCCGGTGATGAAATAGAGCCAGAAAGACGGCCAAACGGAAAGACGGCGCGGCTTGGAAAACATGGGCTTCACTTGGGTTCGGTTGGGAGGCCTTCGTCGCCGTTTGCCGCGGCGTGCATAGTTCGAGGGGGTAAGGGTAGCGGGCGTGCCCCGCTGTTGGAAGGCGAGTTATTCGGCGGCGTGCTATCGGCCCGGGCCCCGGCCGCCGAAAACTCCGGCCTGCGATCGCGGATCAGCTACCGACCATCTGGCGGGCGGCTTCCATCGCGCAGGCGTGAAACTCCGGGGCGTCATCCATTTCGCCGTGGATGCGGTGCAGCTCCACCGACGGGTGAACGATCGTGTTTCCACCGGCCGCGATGCGATGGCCTCGAGGTGCGTTCATGCGTTGGTGGAACACCCAGGTCTCTTTAATGTTGGGCGGTAAGCGAATGACGGGCGGTGCCAGGATATGAAGCCGCGAGAATTCCGAGCCACCGAGCATTGCCAGCCAGCGGAACAACGGCCACGGATGCCGGTACACCGGGTCCGATAGAACGCACTTCTCCACTTCAAAGCCGCGGCCGTACAGCTCGCTGGCAAGCTGCATCGCGCCGTAACCAGCTCCCCAGCTATAGCCGAAGATGGCCACGCGTGGTGTTTCGCCGTAGTACTTGGTGATATTCGCGATTTCGTCGGCCTTCTCTTTCCAGTCGGCATTCCATTGGAAGTGAGACAACCGCAAGCGGGCACCGTTGGAGTATCCGGCCGTGCGTAGCTTCTCGCTTAGCAGCCAGGTGCCAGGCACGCGGGCCTCGGTTTGGCGGAATCCGGAGATACAAACAAAGTGAAACATCATCGGTACGCCTTTTCGATCGCCTCGGCAACGTTGGTCGGTAGCGTGCCCGAGGCATGGCACACGCCACAAGCAAACAAAATCGTGGGTAACAGTTCGGTATGGGCGGCAAACTTCGACAATGCCGCAATGGCACCGGCTCGGCCGGCTTCATACGTGCGTAGCGGGCTTGGATCGCCGGTGAAGACTATCACCGGGACACGGAAGCGTCCGACGGCAGCCAGTGCTTCGTGCCTTTCGGCGTCTGGTAAATGAAGGTCGAGCAACACGAGGTCGGTACCCTCGAGTGCTTTTTCCACGCCGGCCGTGAGCCTATCAACGTGCGTGATGATGCACGGGATTTCGGCACGCCGTAGAATCCGCTCGGCCATCAGGACGTCGAAAGCATTGTCTTCGACAAGCAGCACGCGAAGGGCGGCCGGCGGCTGGTTTTCGCTGTTCATAGTTCGCTCGTCGGTTCGTGGGTGTGTAAATATTTGTGCAGGGTATCTTCGGTCCATTTAGCCGGATGGTTTCGCCGCCAGGGGCAATTGCGAACCCGACGGCGGAGCACGGCCGCGGTGGTATCGGTCGACGGGCAACCACCGTATAGGCATTTGCGTTTCGGTGCGTCTGGTCGATAGCCAGGACAGAACGCACAAAAGTTCGCCAGAATGGTGAGCACTTCGGCATCGGTGCGGCTGGCCCCTTTTTTCTTGATCGAATGCGAGTTGAAATCGGTCTCCGAGACGGACGCAAATACGCGGCAGATTCCATCAGGCATTGCCGGCAACGGCGTTTGGTTACGCCGGCCACAACCTGGCCGCTGGCACTCGAAAATGCCTTGTTCCACTTCTCGGTAGTCGCAGTTGTCGCTCAATTGGAAATGCTCATGGTGACAGGAAACGAACCAACACAAGCATCGCCGATAAATTCGTCTAGCTTGTTGAGCGTTTGCGGGTATGGGCCGCCGTCTGATTCGTAGATGGCGGTGATTTGGTCGCATTCGTTTTGATATTCGCCAAATGGCGAAGACGGCCAAGAATCCAAAACCGTGTTCGAGATAATTACCAGCCAGCGATAGTAGGTCGTTACGTTGCTATAGAAAGGCCTTGCAATAATCCGCAACTCTTTGCTCGTGGCATCGGTGGGACTGCAATCACAGTTCCCAAATGAATAGCTGTGAAATCCGCCAGATACCGTTAGCGTCTTAGTGCCCGTGAGGCTTGAACAAAGCGAACAATTGTTGTTGGTTAATGCGCTGCCAAGCGTTAGGTACATGTCGCCAGCGATCGAATCCAGGCTTAGCCGAGGTGAATAGCAAGGAAACTTGGCCGTTTCACCTAGCATCATTCGATAGGTATAGAAACTCGCTTCCATGTCCGGATCGACATAAAAGCCGTGCCGTCGTCCACCATGAAAGGTTGTTGATATAGCTTTCTCGTGAACGCGAGAGTTGGGGACAGTTCGGCTTTCCTTGTGGCCGTAATAGATCAGATTGGAGCCATGGCGACGGCGAGCCCACGCTGTATCATAACCTGGCTCCGGATCGCCAAAGGTTGTTGGATAATTCGGGCCGTCGACAAGATATGTAGGCGAGCCGCTGGCAACTCTCGTGAGCCGCTGGTTTCGGAGGGCACCCGAATAGTAGGCTTGCCCTTGCCAGTGGTAGTTGTCTGCGTCTAGATAGTCGAATACCAGTCCAGCAAATTTGGGTGTGCCTGCGCTTGAAGTGCCAGGCGTATAGGTGGCTTCAGGTGTAAAGGAATTGCTGCCATGTTGCGAACTATTTACCCCATAGCCATCTTTGAAAAGTGCGATGGCGGGCTCGCTATTTCCGTAATTGTTGCAGAATACGCCGTAGTCGAATCCACCGAAATCAAAGAAGGACCAGCTACCAGAAACGACTTCCAAGACGTCTGCAATATCATCGCCGACTTTAAAACGCTGGTAATTCGATTGAAAAATATCTAGGCCACTGGCACTTGCCAGAAGGCATTGGGTAGCTTCACCGCAACAACAATCTCGATACATCACTTGTGTCCTTATGTCACCGCATCGCAGCTGTGAATGTCTAGAAACTCCCAGCGGAACGTTGACGCATTCCAGAAGACTTTGCCTGTCATTGACGTAGCGGCATTGCCCCACAGGTTGTACGGGTCATGCCCTATTCCGCCGCCGCTGTAGTTGGAAAAAGTAAAGCTGGCCTGCTGTGCGGTCGTGTCACCCATGGCCTCGGTTAGTGAAACGTTGCGAATTACGTCTCCGGGATCATGCCCTATCTTCACCGCACATAGCTTGTCACCGGTGCCGGCCGGTTTGTAAAGAATTCGGGCCGTCCCATGCCTACTACTGGTAAGCTTCACGGAACTGCTGTTAAGAACTTCGGCGTGCGTGTCGTTAGCGTCGTTTATCTGAACGTTTGCAATCACCAGGCCGACTAGGCAGGCCCGCCCGATAGCTCCGTCGGCAATTGGTTCAAGCAATACGACAAACCGGCCGAGGTGGTCTGCTGTGGTTGGAGTCGTACCTTCAAAGGATGGGCGGTCGGCAAACTCGTTGGCGTTGTCGGATTCCGTTACCAGGATGCCGTCGATTCCAAGAACGCCGTGCCGATCGACGTTGCCACCACTGCCGTTGTAGATGTGAACGATTGTGGATTGTCGGCTGTATGCAAGTTCTTCGCCGCCAAGGTACGCTCGCCCGCCTTGGACCACATCGACGGCTTCGCCAATCGTGTTCCAGTCTCGCAGCTTGATGTCGGCCCGATCGCCGCGCCGTTTACGTTCTAATGGCATGGCTTAGGTTCCGATTCCAAGGTCGCCAAAGTCGGTGGATTCGTACACGTCTTCGACGTACACAGCGGTCGGCCGCCGCACTAATGCGTAGTTGGCGGCGTCCTTCTGTGCCGCGAAACGCACCCAGAGGTATTGGTGCCCCTTCTTGTCGATGCCGGTTATGTCGCCGATTTGCAGGCCGGTTTTGTTCTTCTCCATGGCAAAGCTGAAGGACAGGTCCCAATCGCCGCCGCCTCGCTGTTGACCGGAAACCCCCAGGAATAGCACCTCCCCCGCGGCCCACCCTTTGAATGGTGCGTCATTCACGGTGCCGGTGCGTTCGCTAAGCGTCTTCACGAAAGCGAGCGTTACCGCAGCCGCGGCCACCGTAGTCTTCACGGAGAAGCGAAACTGCGGCACGATGATATCGACCCCTTCGACTTTGTCGGGCTCGGTAACACCGATGGCCCCTTTGCAGTCGGGCGGGTTGGTGCCGTACCTGGTCGTGCCTAAGCTCGTGGTGATGTGCGTCTGACCGCCGCTGGTATCAAACGAGAATTCGGTAGGGTCGCCTGGCTGCTGGTCGTCCTTCGATTCGGGCGCGTCCGGATGCACGAAATTGAACGTGCAACGAAAGTAGCCCGGGCATATTTCGTCCAGGTCGATCGTCTCACGCAATAGGTTTGCGTCGTTGCCAGGTCCGTTGGTTTTGGCGTACGTCTCGGCTTCCAGGTGCGTAAGGTCAGTCGTGCCGATTGCCAGGTAGACAATTTGCGACGTGCTGTCCTTCGCTTTCGTGGCGCTATGCACTTTGCGAGAGTGCCAGATTTCTTTAAAGCTGTTAACGGTGCCCATGATTGGGCCTCGGTCGGTTGGTCGGTCCTTCTAGGCGACGGCAGGCCCGGTCGGCATTGGGCCCGCGGTCGTGGTTAGGTGAACTGCGGCATCTGAAGTCTTGCCAGGCGTTCGGACATCGTCTTGGTGTTCTCGGCCGTTTTCTCGCTGGCCTCGGCCGTGCGTTTATCAAGAGGTGAAGCTACCGCCGAGAATCGAGCTGCGGCGGCTCCGCTGAATGTGCCTACGATGCTACTTTGCGCCTGTTCGAGGTCTGGGTTGTTGTTGTCGAGTTGAGTCGAAATCTTCTTGCTTTCCTGGTCAGCTATAAGAGCATTCGCCGCCGCAACTGCTAGGGCACTGTCTAGCTCACCCAGTGCCTCTTGTAGTTTTGCCTGCATCTCTGCCGACTTGCGGTCGCTTGCTTGTTGGCGTGATTCCGCATTAGCGTTAATTGCAAGCTGTGCTCCGTCACCTGCCTCTAGGCTAAATTGGTCGATAGACTTTGCCGCATTTTGCAGTGACTCAATCCCGAGGAAGTCGCCGGCCGATTTCATCAGGCCGCCAATCTTGCTAAGCATCGCGGAGAAGATTTTCACCACGCCAAACCGCAGCTCGTCACAAACGCGTAGGCTCAAGTTCTTGAAACCGTCCCACAGTTTGGAAAGCTGACCAATGCCGGCGGCCCACGCTACCTTTAGCGACAACCAGAGAATGTTTGCGGCCCCTGCGATATCGCCAGCCCTAAGAGAGTTGGCGATTCCTTGAAATACGGCATTCGCCATCGTCCAAAGAAAACCGAATCTGTCGGATAGAAACGAAACCACCTTGCCGCCGATGCCGGAGAAGTAGAGCATCGCCGCCCCACCTGCAATAACAAGAGCGATCACCAGGCCGATTGGCGAAATGATGGCGGCCAGAACGCCCCCAAGGGCACCGACCACGACACCAGTTGACGAAATGATGGCACCGGTGGTAATTAGAGCGATACCAAGAGCAGACACGATAAAGCCAAGTCCCATTACCCCGGCGGCAACTAGGAAGATTGTCTGCAGAAGGCCCCGATTCTCTTTAACCCATTTCACAACTTGGGAGCCGATCTTCGCCGCGATATCTAAAAACATCGTCAGAGGACCGGCTACCGCCGCGCCTATTTGCTGCCAGGTTCCTTCCATGACACGCTTTAATCGGTTCATCGCATCAGTAAGATCCGCGGCTGCGGTAGCATCTTCACGGGTCATTGTGAAACCTAGATCCCTAGCCTCTTGCCGCAGGGCTTCTATGTCACCTTGCATTAGCGGTAACAGCTTGGTCCCGCTTTTGCCGAATATTTCCATCGCAACACCGGCCCGCCGCGTTGGATCTTCAATGGCCCCGATTCGCTTGGAGAGTTCCAGGAATTGTTCTTCCGGAGACATAGCCGCTAGTCGGTCAAAATTCACCCCGAGAGAAGCGAACGTATCGCTAAGCGTTGTCGAACCTCCTGCCGTGTCGGTAATCGCTCGCTGCATACGGGCGACCCCCTTTTCGAGTTCATCTAGATTCGAACCCGATTGCTCAGCCGCAAAGCCGAGTTCCGAAAGCGTCTCGGCACCGATGCCGGTTCGCAGAGACATTTTGTCGAGCTTGTCGCCAACGTCGGCCATATGCTTAGCAGCGGCCACAAACGGCGTCACGATCGCTGCCCCCGCGGCCGTCATGCCTGCCCCCACGTTAAGCACCTGGCGGCCGACAGCTTGAACCCCGGCCCCGAAAGCCTTCAACCTAGCCGCGCCTGTGTTGAGCCCTTTCTGGAGCATGTCGCGAACGAATAGTTCGATGTATGCGCCGCCAGCTCGAATATTACGACCGCTCATTAGCTCGCGTCCTCCCAGGCTTTCATAAGTTTGGGGTTGTGCGTTTCTTCGTTGAGTGCTGGCCCCATGTACTTTCGTTCTTCGTAGTGCTTCACCTCACCCGTTAAGCGGTCGACAATGTCGCCGCCGTGTTCCATCAGCTCGGGAACCGAATAGGGAGTTCGCATCCGTATAGAGCCCACAACCAGCGTCTTGTCGTCATGGTCGAGTGCAAACAGAATCGTGCGAAGGTTCGGTTCTGCTTTCGTCTTCGTTTTCGGCGGCTCGCCTGGTTGGCTAGTCCGCTTGGCTGGTCTCGTGTTGCGGCGGCCTGTTCGGCGAATATAGGCACCAATCTTTGACATGGCCCGCCGCTTCTTCTTGCTGATGGCACCAATGACAGCGGCCTTGTCGAAAAACCGGTTCATCAGCTTGTAGCCGATAGAGTTCTGGATTTTCGTCATGGTTTCCGTCTTGTAATTGCAGGAAGTTCGAGCGGTTGCGGTTTGGGCCCTTCGCCAAACCGCTTGCCAGTCCAGGCGTAGGCAACCGAGCCGATGGTGTCTCGGTTCACCGGAATGCCACCGGACCCTCCGGCATAAGCTGTGCGGTCGGCCAGCGGGTTAAAGTCGGAAGGTTTGAACGGTGTCGGCCGCCGCTTCGGGTCTCGGTTCGCGTTGGCGATTAAGCAGCAAAGGGTTGCAATTTGTCCCCAGCTAAGGCGAGCACGTGCCAGGTAGCCGTACCACAGCTCGGCAACCGTGTACTGGCCTAGCTCGCTTGGCTTTACTCCCAGAACGCCGGCCGCATCTTGGATCAGTCCCCACCAGGCGGCGGCACGCTGTTCAGGGCTATTGCTTTGTCGAGCGAGTTCTCCAGAGTCTGGAATTCCTTCTGGAAGGTCGCTTCCAGTAGTTGGTCCATCTTCGGCGATTCCGCCAGCGCCTGAGCATTCGCTAGTCTCGCCTTCTCCGCCTTCTTCATCTTCTGGAGGACTAGCCGCAGCGGCCCCCGCTTGTCCTCGCGGAAAAAAGCAATCAGGCTCTCGAAAAATGCCCACGTGGCAGCGTCCAAAGTCGTGTCGTCCATGGATTCCCAGAACGACTTGGCGGCCCCTTCGAGCACTTCCGGATGGTCGTTGCCCTTGGCTGCGTGTTCTTCGTGGTCAGCTTTGAAGTACTCGGCGGCCTGGTCTCGAATGAGTGCCCATATCAGATCGCAGAATTCCGCCGTATCCGCGGCTAAACGGTTGAAAAGGTCGCCATCTGCCGATGCGAAAAGGTCCAATCCGATTTCCCGCTTGAGCCGCGTTACCGTGTGGATGGTAATCTTGATTTCGTAGCTACGGTCGTTGTTGTCCTTGAACGACCGGTCGTTCGGCTGCGGCGGTTCGGGCTGTAGCATACTATTGGCTGGTTGCATCTTTCTTTTCCCTGGTTGCCAGGCGTCGGAGCGTTTGCCATCGCCGCCGAATCTGGTAACCTAATGAGTGGTCGGTCTGTCGGTTTTCTGATAGGCCACGAATGCCGCCGGCGGTCGGCAAAACTTAGCCGGCGGCATTCTCTTTTGGCCCTACGGGCATTCTGCTACTTGGCGGCATCCATCTGCACGGCCAGGCTCACCAGCTTGTGGTAGTGAGCCGCCGATAGGTACGCCGGGGCACCTTTGGCAAAGTGCTTCGCCGCGGCCAGATGAACCGTGGCGAATTTGGCGTCTTCCTCGCCGAGCTGGTCGAGCTTCTCCGGGTCGAGATATCCGACCAATTCGGCGTACTTAGGCACGCGTACGTGCTTGTCCGAGGTCAGTTGCCCGGCCGCGTTGGCTTGCTCGATATGGAAGTCGAGGGCATCGACCTTGCCTTGGTTCGCATTGGCGAGCGGTTGCAAGAACGGTCGAGATCCCGAGCCGCTTGATTTGGCGGCTTGGGCCGAAGCCGCCACAACCGGCGGCGTGGGTTGCGTGTTTTCTGTTGTCATCGCGTCGATTTCCTACAAGTAGGGTTTGAGGTGAATTAAATGAGCTGGTGTTACGGCACGGAAATTTCGACCAGCTCGGGCTCGACTAGCGTTCCGCTGTCTTCGTAGTCGGTCGGCTTGAGCACGATATTGGCCACCATGCCGTCGGTTAACGGCTCGTCTCGCGAGCAGTCGAAGCACTCGCAGTAGGCCTTGAAGCCGCGTGCTCCGTCTTCGGTGATGTCGCCGTCCATGGCCGCGTATTGCACGGCCGTACCAGCGGCGAACGAATCGAGGAACGCCGCGTACTCGGCGTCCGCACCATTGGCACCGCGCTTCACGCGGTACCCGAATTCAATCGAGCCCTCCTTCAGTGTCCCTTTCAAAAGCTTCCAGTTGCTTTCTCGGCGTGACACGTCGGCCTCACCCTTGGTAAGGGGCGTGCTGAGATCGATTACCCGTTTCACTTCCGCCCAAATGGGCGTGTCGTTGGTGCCTGAGTTGCGGTACAGCTTTCCCTGGTTTCCGGTTCCGGACATATCGGCGGTTCCTCTTTTTGCGTGGTCGGTCGATTGGTAAAGCCTTCGGGCCGGTCGGCGGTGGCCCTTGGGCGGCTAGTTGGTGTCGATGTCTCGCAGGTAGGACAATCGCAAAACGGCGCGGTACTCCCGCTCGGCTAAGGCTTCAAAGCTGAGAACAGGGTCGCGTGCAATTTCGGTAAGCTGGCCACCGGCCAGGTATTGAAGGTCGTCGTACCGCAGGTAGTCCTCGATTTGTTGGGACAACAAAGCCAGGTTGTCGAGCTGGTCGAGGTTGCCCGCGCTCGAGGTGATTTTCTGCTGAATGGCAACGCCGATGGTGTGCTGTTCATTCCAGACCCAACGTGCCGCCGGCCGCGATGGCTTGGCCAGTGGTGCCACCGATACCCGCAGTGTCTGTAGGCCGGGAACGTCGAAGCGCACCAGGTGGTGCCTGGTCGCGTCGAACGATTCGCCGAACGTGCCGCCGGCTGCGCTGTTGAGGGCGTCCTTGATTGCTTCTGCAATCGCGTGCTCGCCGCTCAAAGTGGCGTCCGCAGCTGGCGGCACAAGCTCGGCAAATTCGGTCTCGAGTTCGCGGTGGTAAGTTGCTCGGATAAGTGCTCGGTACTTACCCTTCATCAGGTCCTCGGATTCGGCTACCGGGTTTCGGTCTACGTCAACCATCACGCCGCCGGCCAGCTCCCGCAGCTCGTCACGCTGCAGGAACGTTTCGATGCGTTCGGAAAGCTCGGCCAGCTCGTCTAGTTGGGCGGTGTGGTCGTTGCCTTCGAGCTTCTTTAGCACTTCTACGCCGATGGTGTGTTCTTCATTCCATACGCCACGGGCAACCGGCCGCGATGGCTTGGCGATCGGGGCTACCGATACCCGCAGCGTCGAAAGCTCGGGGGTCGTATAGCGCACCAGGTGGCCGCGTTTGGCTTCGAATTCAAGCGGGAACGTTCCTGCAGTGGCACCGTTTAACGCGTCGGCGATCGCCGCGGCCAGCACGTGTTCGCGTGGCAGAGTTGGCAGCACGCGAAACGAACCGTCGAAAATGCCGGTTAACCAGGCGGCCCGGTCCTTTCGGTCGATAAACCCGTCGACTACACCAAAGAGACGCATTTAGGTTGCCTCCCCTTGGGTCTGCACGCCGCCGGCTTCCGTGGTCAATTGCGTGGTGGCAACTGTCACGCCGTCTCCCTGGTAGGTAATGAGTTCTCCCGTTTCGCTATTGAGCGTCGACTTGCCAAAGAATCGATAGAAGAACTGGCCAAAGGCACCCACAAACGTGGTCGCTTTCCCAGTCGGCCGTTGTAGTGGGATAAGGTCCAGACCGGTGATAGCGAGCTGGTAACCGGTTTTGGTGCTGTTTAGGTCGATTTCTTGGCGTATCTCTACGGCCGTTGGCGGAGTGCCGGCGTAAGCGTTGTCTGTGCCTCGCATGTCATCGTTGGCCGTGCACTGGTCGACCAGGGTTACACGTGCCACGGTATCGGTTGCCGGGTTGAATGAGCTGTAGCCCGAGCCGTCATCCTGGCTAGTGCCAAGAAGGTAGTCGGCCGTTGGCAACTTGTTGTGAATCGCGTTAAGCTTCGTGCGATCCGCGGTCGTGAAGTCGACGGCCGTTGTATCCATCACGATGGTTGCCCGGTTGTAAACTCGCGTTTGTCCCCCTTCGACCACGGTTACAGTTAACGTGATTTGCTCCATGGCGTGGCTATCGTCGACGGTATAGGTAAAGCTATACCTGCCAGTGCCTTCAAGGGTGACCACGCCAAGGTTTGCGTCTCGGCTTGTCCCTGTCTGATTGGCCGCCGCAACCGTTGGTGTCGAATCGGGGGCTTCCATGTCGCCTGTGGAATCGTAGAGGTTCACCCACACCTTATACGCCAGTGCACCTTCTCCGGTGTCTGGCCTTTCCATCACGCGTGGCAGGACGATATCGACCCGTGTGTTGAATTGGAGGTCTTCAATAAAGGCTTGCAGAGCGGCGACGGCCGTGTTGAGCTGGTCGGCCGTCGCCAGTGCCGCGGCGGTCAGAGCATCGGCGGCGGCCGTTTGCGCGTTGGCCTGGCTTAGATCGTTCAATTCCTGAACGCGTTTCGTGGTGGTATAAAGCGAGACGCCCCCCGGGACAACGTCGGTGCCAGCCCATGAAAGGCCGATTAGGTCCGCGTTCGTCTCCGCCTGAGTGAATGGGTAGTACCACTGGCCATTGCCGCGATGTGCGGCCGTGCCGCCCGCGGCGGCCTGGCTTCCATTGTCTTTCGAAACGTAGAAACTAACGCCGCTGGTTTTCGCGGCTCCGTCGGTTCCTGCCACGGTCACCAGCACGCCTTGGCCATCGGTGTTCTTCTTGATTTCACTCATTAGACGCCGGCTCCGATGATTTGAGGGGAACGATAGAGGCTTGCGGCCGGAGCACTTGGTGCCGGTGCAATTGCAATGGAAAACTTGGTCTTCGTTAGAAAACCGCCCGTGATAATTGCCCCCGTCTGAGCGCTTCCAGAAGCAACGGGCAGAGCGTAGGTGGACATGCTGGCAAACCCTCCGCTTAAATCGGTTTGCTCGACCCCCTTGTTAGACGTTGTCGGCCCTTGGCTATGCTGAGCACACGCACAGCCCCATATAAAGAGGCTGTCGGGTGCGGGTGGCGTGATGGTAAGGCAGTCATAAGGTGCCGCTGAATCTTTGTCCCAGGTGTGCGAGATCGACAAAGGATTAGCGGCTCCGCTGATTCGGTGCACGGAAGCAACGCCATACATGAACGGATTGCCAAGCGTGAAGGTAAAGTCGCTTGCGACCGTGTCTGAAGCGTCGGCAAACTTGTACCAGATACAGTGGAAGTCATTTGGACCGGAGTATATGACGGTCAACCATCCGGCCGGCGGTGCCACACTACTAAACAATCGAGCAGACAGAATCCCAAGCAGTAAGTCGCCCACCTGAATTCCAGAAGGCGCAGGAACAACGATGGTTGTTGCGTCATTGGTAGCCACTTCGGCGATTGTGGCGGATTCTGGTACGGGTGATGCCATCCGTTACTCACTCGCTTGTTCGTCAACTATTAGGGTATGAATTCGCCAGGCGGTGCGGAAACGGTCGGTGTAGCGGTAGCCACGTTCCGGTGGCAATGGTGTAACTTCGTAGACTACGGTGTTAACGCCGTCGTCTATCGTGATTCGATCGCCCTCGGCCGGTTCCACGGGGCCGCTTCCGAGGTCGTAATCTGCGGGCCAAACAATGAAGTCTTCCCGTGCCTCGTCATCCGTGAAGGCATCGCCAGCGGAAACAAACTGCGTAACGCTGCGGCCTCGTCCTACCTTGATTGGGTCCGAAGTCGTCCCACCTCGCGAAATGGTAACGGTGGTGGACGTTGCGGCGATCGCCAGGCGAACGGCTTGCCGAGCCATGTTGGCTAGTAAGTTCTGCATTGGCCGCCTCACTTGAAAAGGTGTGCACTTGCGCCCGGCGGCCGGAGCCGCGGGGCGCGAAGTGCCCAAGGAATCGACTGGCTTAGAAAACTAAGCGAGTCGTCATGCTTTTAGCGGCGGCACTTCCGGCCCCGCTCTTAACGGCCTTCACGCGAACGTACGGGTTAACGTCAAGAGGTAGACGCACCTGCTTTGTCTGCGCGGCGGCCCCGGCACCACCAGCACCGGTTTGCGTGATTACGTTTCCATAGAGCAGGGCTTCGTTCGAGTAGTCCGAGGCCGTCGCGTGGTAAACGTGGTAGATCATCGTCTGCGAGTCGGGCAACTCTCCGGTAGTCAGGACCGGGGCCTCGATTTCCAACTCGCACTGGGCGGTGAAGTCGCCACGCGACCCGTGGCCGAGGTTGAAACCATCGCCCGCAACGGTCGTGGCACTGGCCGGCAAGGCCTTGGTGTTTTCGAGGCTCTTATCCTTCGTGCTGAGGGCCATTCCGATGCCAAGGCCGAGCAGCGAAACCAACGCGACCAGCTCGGCGGCCACGTTAACGGGTTGGTTCAAAGCTTCCACGTGCGAAACGTTCGAGTCGGCCACGGTAGCGGCAACCAGGCAGGTAGGCATCAGGCAGAGGGCGATGGCAACCAGTGCCAGGCCGAGAGCGAAAATATAGTTGTTTGGAGACATGGTTCACTTCCAGTTTGAGAGCGGGTTTGTTCGAGATTGGCAGAGACAAAAGGGGGCCGCGGCATTCGTCGCCGCGGCCAGGTCATTCAATCGGGCGAAGGTCGGCCGATTAGACGCTTAGCGGTTCGGTGTTGGTGATACCGTCGGTCGGAATAATCGGGATGCCTTCGTAGCTGGTCGGCGTCGGAGCTTCCGCACCGGTTGCGTTGGTTGCGGTTCGCGAAGCTCGGAGCTGCTCGATACTTCGCGGCGTGGCAAAGATACACGTCGGTCGACGTTTGCGATTGCTAATGAACGTGGAAAGCCCCTTGCCGAGCAGAGCGTCGGTCAGGCCTTTTCCGGTGTCTGCGGTCAGCTTCTTGATTCGCAAGCAGCTATAGCGGTGGGCGACCTGCAAGCCAGGGTAGAACAGCAGGTTCTGCACGTACCCGGTGTACTTCTTCGTCGGGTCATCCTTGTCCGTCAGCGTTTCCTCGCGAACTTCGCCCATGTCAAACTCGCCGTCACGGCCGATCGCATGGCGAACGTCTTGCACGCCCCAGCGGACGAACCACACGCTGCTACCGGTATCGGCCGTGGTGCCTCCGGCATCGATCACCATGTTGGCGTCGACCGATTGCAAGAGGCCTGGAAAACCTTCTGCATCGCCGAGCGTGGCGTGGGTGCCGTAGTAGAATTGCTTTCCGAGGTCTTGGATACCGCCTTCCATGATGCCGGAGGCCTCGATCGCCAGGTAGGCTTGCCATCCGTCTTCGTAGCGGTCGGCCGCGGCTTTGTCGCACTCGAAACGCTTGTCGAACGTCTTGGTGCTGTAGATGCGGTTCTCAAAACCAGATGACACGGCGGCCACACCCTGGTTGATTCCGCGGAAGCTACCACCTTTCGGCACACTGGTTCGCACCAACGTGCTGAAGGTTAGTCCGGTTACGGTCCGGGAATCGGCGACACCGGGGATGGTTTCACCGCTCCAAGGGTGCATGCCGGAGATTTCCGGGTGCATCTGCGAAGCTTCTTCGATAATTCCGGCTCCGCCATCGCCCATGTTGAGCTTGGCGATTTGTAGAAGGTTGGGCACGTGTCGTACTCCTAGAAAGTTGGTCGGTCTGTTGGTTGGGATTGTGCGGCGGAGTCGGCATTCCGCCGCGTTGATTTCAGTGGATCAAAAGCGAAGGTCGGCTATTTCGCTTTCTTGAGGCTGGCCGCGAAGGCTCCCAGGTTCTTGCCAAGCGAATTGGAAAAGCCGCTGCCCTTGCCCGACTGTTCATCGTTCGAGGACACGCCGCCCTTTTCGGAGTTGGCTTCGGTATCAGCCGAGGCCTGCAAGCGTTTGTGCTCGGCGTGGAGTTCCTCGGATTGTTCGTAGGTGAACCCCTTGTTGAACCAAGCCAATCCGTTCTCGGCACCAAAGGCCTTGGTGAACTTTTGCAGCTCGGCCACGGCTTCGCTGCGTCCGCTGGAATTGGCGACCGGCTCGGCGGTTTCCGCCGAGTCTTCCGAGGTCTCGGTGCTGGCTTCCGCTTCGTCGTCGGAGTCTTTCGAGTCGTCGGAGCTGGTTTCGCTCGTCTCGGTCGTTTCCGCGTTCTCGCCTTCGGGCTTGGTTTCCGGCGTGCCGGTTTCCGTTTCCTTGGGCTTGGTCTCTTCGGTGGTTTGGCTTCGCTTCGTGTTGGTTTTGGGCATCGATAGTTCCAGTTCGTGATTGGCGAAAAATCGAGTGATGAATCCCCGCACGCGGTCCGGATCGGCAGAGAGCTTGCCTAGCTCGGGCTCATCCTCTGACAAGCCGAAGGCGTACATGGCCAGGGCTTCGAGGTCCGCGTGGATGGGGTCGGCCGAGAACATCCCGGCCGGATTGGCCGCCGGTTCGTCGACAACGTCGACGGCATAGAGACGCCCGAGCCGGGCGTGCGGTAAGTTCTTCAGGTTGTCGGGGTCGGGGCTCTTAAAGGTCCCTTCCTCGTCCTTGTGCATCGCGTTGAACTTTTCCTCGGCTCCCCAGTCCGGCATGTAGACAATCGACGTGCCGAAGGCCTCGGGGTCTTCCTCGGCCATGTCCATTACGTATTTCGCCAGGTTGCCACCTGGCGTATCGTGGGCCGATTCTTGGAAGTGCAGGTCCGCGCGGACAATGTCGCCGTCGGTGTACGAGTCGAAGGCCCGGCCGAGTAGCTTGCCGAGACCATCGGAAGAAAGCCCCGGATGCGTGAAGCGGGATTTAGTGCCCGATGCTAGGGCCTGCATTGCCTTTTGCGTTTGCTCGACAAAGTCTTGGTCGAGCCAATAGCCGTGCCCGAGTGCCTCGCCACGCGTCACTACCGCGAAGCCGCGGATAATGCCGGCACCGTAGTGGCCGCCTTCGCGGTCGACCGGTGTTTCCCCCTTGCCGTTTTCCTTGGGCTGGCCGGCTGCCAGGCCGCGGGCGATCGACGAACGGAACTTTTCAACGGGTCGGCTGAAATCAGGTTCTAACGTGCGTGGCATGGCTTAACGCTTCTCCATTTCGAGGCGGTTGACCACGGCCGCGGCCAAGGCTTCAATCGTGGCTGGGTTGAGACTGCCGAACCCGGTCGAGCTGGCCACCTGGCCGGCGGCGGCCGTATCGAGGGCGGGCGATTCGTAAATGTTGATTTGCTTTCCGCGGATAATGTTTTCTTCCGCTTCGAGCAGCTCGGCCGTGTCCTCGAACGTGCGGCCGAAGTGGGCCATCGTGACGTCGCCGCGTGTCTTCACGCCGGCACCGATCGCTCGGATATCGGCGGCGATTTCTTCGCTTGGTCGCCACCATGGCAAACCGTCCGGCACCCAGGCGTATTTGAAGCCGTCGACCAAGCTACGCGGCGGGATGATTTCGCGGCGGGCGTGCCCCATCGCAAACCGCCACTCGAACCAGTGAGAATTCCACGCCTGAACACTGCGGCGTTTCTGGTTGCAAGACTTCAGATAGAGCAGCAAGGCTGCGCGGCTGCCGAAGAAATTGGTGTAAGCTTCGTCGTAGAAGCTGAATGGAATGTCGATGCACTTCAACGCCACGCTGATCGTGGCCTGCATGAAGGCCTGGAATTCCATCGACGGCGTTTTGTTTTCCAAAAACTCGGCATCTTCGCCAGGGTTCAGGTCGAGAAAGACCGGCCCGTTGCCGAAGTCGATTTTGTGTTTCCGCTTCGTGTTACCTTGTCTGTCGGTCGCATCGGTGCTCGTGGTTGGAGCTGGCGAGCCCTCGCCGTTGCGGGTCATCTTCAAACCGAACAACTGAGCGACCTTCATTTTCGCCAGGGCGTGCCCCTGGTTTTCGGCAACGTCGCGAAGGTCGTTAAGCGCGGGGGCCAATGCGGAAACGCCGCGGCTCGAATCGAACCGCATCGTGCCGTCTCGGTAGGCGTACAGGTACATGCGATTGGCCGGCACGATTCGCTCGAATGTGAGACCGCCGTTGCCGGTTCGTCGGTGAATTGCATAGGCAACCGCCTTGTTGTTCACCTTCCGCACGCCATGTCGCCACTCCGGCACTTGATCGTAGGGCACTGGGGCACCGCGGCCGGGGTCTTTGATGCGGTCGTTTTCGATGGCCTGAATGTGGCCGCTGGAAAGCTTCAGATTGCCGATATCGCCGTCGACAATACGGCGGGCCTCGGCCATGCGGGTGTATTGTTCGCGGTCGTGTTCCTCGCTTTGGTCGAAGTGCTCGGCTTTGGAGACTTCTTCGACCCATTCTTCCAACGCTCGATTAAACCCCTTGTCGGGCGTCTTAGCTTGGAAGGTATGCCCCGTGACGAAATCCAGGTGCTTGCGCACCATAAACCCGGCGATCGACCAGTTTTGCAGCGCGTCGCGGCCGTTGGCGACAAGCCGCGTGCGTGCCGCCGGCGTCAGTTCGTCGTCCTCGTCGCGAGTGCCACCAGGTGCAGACTTGCGTTTCGTGCTGCTTTCGGCGGCATTGAAACCAAACTTGCGGAGAATCGCGTTTTTTGCCGAGCTGAACAAACCGCCCGGGGTGGGTTGCTTGCTCATTTACGCGCCGGAAAGATCAATGGTGGAAGCGATGGGGCGTTGGTCGGCCTGGTTGTCGTCCGCAGCTCGCAGTTCACGCAAGCGGCGGGCGATCCATTCCTGGCTAACGCTGGCAGACATGCCGTCTACGGATACAGAAGTAGCACCCAGGTTTTGGAGTGCTTCGAGTTCCGCGATTTGCTCGGCGTTATCGGCCACGGCGTTGTCCCTTCGTTGGTCGGTCAAAGGGCCGTGGCGCGAGTGGTCGGCGTGCTCGCAATGTCGGCAATAACTTGGTCGGCTTGTGAACGATACCGGGCCGCCCTTCACGCGCGAAGGGCGTTTTCCGGTTGGATAGTGGGAAAGTAACTTTCCTATTTCCCAGGCGAGATCTTGCGGCGACCGATCCGGCGGCCGGAGCAGCTCTAGACCTGGTCGCCTCCGTTGCGGTTCTCGTGTGACAGCTCGCGCAGGTGCTGACCGCAAACGCAAACCGTGTCCCGCCAAACGATGTGCGTGTATAACGCACCGGTGTTGGGGCCACGCTGAATGATGCCGCCGCGGTCTTGCTCCTTCGCGATGCGCTGTACCTTCCGATCGGTCGACCCGCATTGTGGGCAGGTGGCCGGGTGCCGCTGCACGATTACACGGTCGAGGTTCTTACTACCGGACGGGCGACCAGGCTTGCCGGGTTCTTCCGGTACCGGGTCGATGGTTTCGGCGGCCGGTGATGGTGCCGGTTTGGCGGGCTTCTTCGCTTTGGCTGCGCGAGTCGATCGACCGGCGGTCTTTTCGGCGGCGGCAGCTGGCTTGTTGGTCGGCGTGGTTTTCTTCTTGGCCATGGTCGGCGTTTCTCCAAGGGTTAAAAGTTCACTTCGTACTCATCTTGTGCCGAGGCTTGCGGGATGGCCGGCTGTTGTTCCGGCAATCGTGCTCCGCAATGAGATGCCCCCAGGCACGCCAATTGGTAACAGTCGAGTAAATGGTTGTCTGGCTTATTCGACTTGAGCTTCCATTCGATCACTTCGCGGCCGTTCTCTTTCAGCTTCTTAGGCTTTTCGGCGTTGGCGACATGCTCGGCCAGTAGTCGGTGGTGCGTTGGCGATTGCTTGTAAAGGGCGTGGCTTGCCGGGTCGCCCTTGGCCATCGCCAGGCGTGCGTGAATGAACGTCTTCCAGAAGTTGGCGTCGTAATCAATGTGCCGCACGGCCTGGCCGCGTGGCGGTGGTGAGATACGCCAGCTCGGCCCGGTGTGCGTTCCCTTGGGCACGCTCCATTCGTCCATGGGTTTCCCGGTGGCTTTGATGGGCAAACCTTTGCTCGGCCAGAGAATCCCGGCCATTGGACTATTGCGAATGAAGTTGCGGACGGTGTTGGCCTGGTACCCCATGTCGATCACGATTCGCACGGCGACCATTTCGCCGCCGCCGTCGACTTCCCATCGGCGAACGGCCAGTTGTTCTTCGACCAGCTTTTGCATGGCGAAGGTTAGCCGGCCTTCGAGGCCCGCACCCTTGAGCCCATTCTGGCGGGTAATGTCGGAGATTTTGGGGCGGGCCTTTCGCATCTGAAAGTGCCGCATCGGCTGTTCTGGCCAGGTGCCGTAGCTGATAACCTGGCCGGTGAATTGGTCGTCGGTGGCCAACGCAAGCCAGTAGAGCAGCTCTTTATGAACGTCGACGCCGATCGTAATTCGGGTGGCCCAATTGGGAACCAGGCCGCATTGATAGCCGCTCGTTTTCGCGGCGATGTGGTCGGCGGTGCAGATATCCTCGTCATCGACGGCTAGTTCGTCGGGTGGGTCGTTCTGGTATTCGGCCATGAAGGAATAGGGGTTCTTGAACCACAAGTTCATGGCGTGCTGTAGTGCGTCGACTTCGTCCTTATTGTGCCGAGCTGGCCAGGCAACGCGGGCGTTCTTCTTCATTGCCCGCTGATTCTTCAGGTAATACTTCGTTGCGTTCGGGAAGTTGAGCCGCCCGGCTTGCAGGTCTTCGACGCGTATCTCGTTGTAGGTTTCCCAGTGGGTGAGATTGTCCGGCCAGGCGTAGAGCATGCGGCACTTTTCCCCGTTCCATTCCGGGGAAAGCTTCATGTCGAGAATGCGGTCGGCCAGGTCACCGGCTCGAATGACCGTGCACGGCATGATGCCGGAGATTTTCACGCCAGGGCCGGCTAGCCCGAGAATGGCACCGTTCAAAGTCCGCTCGAGCTTGGCGACCTGCGTATCGCTATCGGCGGCTTCGTCGGTTTGGGGGTCGTCGATGATCACCAGGGTTGGCCGCACGTTCCGGCCGTCCGACATGGCGTGCTTCATCCCGCGAATGCGGCCGGTTATCCCGGTGCATCGAATCGTAACGCCGCTCGATTGGCTGCCTTTGATTGTTGGCAGCGTAACACGCGTCGAAGACCAGGTTATTCGCGTTCGCACGCCGTGGTACGTTTGCCCCTTGCATCGGTTCGAGATGCCTTCGAGCGCGCGGACGGGGAAGCACACCTCGGGGAAGTCTTCGGCCAGAAGGTCGTTCGTTTCGATTTCGCCCTTGATACTTTCCAGCATGTCGGTGGCGGATTCTTTGTCCGAACCAATCAAAACCAGGAAGTCGTGTTTCCCGCAGACCAGGGCGAAAAGACAGCCCACCTCGGTTAGCGTGGTCTTGCCGGAACCGCGGGGCATGGCCACGGCCGAGAGGGCACCTTCCAAGATGGCCGCCTGAATCTTGCCGGCCACTCGCTTGTGGTCTTCGGAGAATTCGAGCGGGAAACGGTGTGCGAAGTAGGTCAGGCAGAAGGTGAGGAAATCGGCGAGCGCAGCAGCTCGGCGTTCGGGGTCGGCGACCTTGGGTATCTCGCCAATGTCGCGAACGGCCGAGGAATCTTCGCGGCTCGACTTGGCCGAATGTTGCCGCCGGTACTCGGCACGCTTTTTCTTGGCATCGGTGTTGTCGGCGGTAACTCCGGCTGCCGGGGTCGCTCGTTTCTGCGGCGGAGTACTCGAACGTGCCGTGGGGGCTTTCTTCTTCGCCGTTGTTTTCGTGGGCGTTTTCTTTGCCGGCTTGCGGTCGACGGCCGCCGGTTTCCGCGGCTTCGCCGGCGTCTTCCGTTTTGCCGATTGCGGCGGGGCCTTTTTGGTGGCTGGTTTCTTGGCCGTCTTCTTTTTCGTCGTCTTCTTTGTGGCCGGAGCTTTTGCCGAGCTGGACGTCCGCTTAGTGGTGGCGCGTTTCTTAGGCGTGCCGCCGTCTTTCGGCGTTGTTGTCGGTTTCTTTTTCGGCATGGTCGGCCATCACCGCGGGGCGCTGTCGGTCGGCAATAACCGCGCCCGGGTGGTCATGTAAACTGTGTCAATGTTTGCGGCTGTTCCCTTTGGGGTCGACGTCCTTTTCGCGAAAAAGGACCCGTCGACTTGGCAGGGGCTTGGCTTGCCTTTCCACTGGCCGCCGCGGCGATCGGTCGAGCCGATCAGCGCGGCGGCCATCCACGGAAAGTATTCAAGAGTTACGCACTACGGCGCGGGGGCCGGGGGAACGATTGGTTGTTCGCGGCCTTCAGTTGTGCCGCCGGTTGCGGCTTTCGATTCGGCGGTGCCTTGCGAAACAAACGCGTCGTCTTCCGCGTTGATGTCGTCCTTCCGGATCTCTTGATAGAGCAGGCCTACGTTCGTTGGCCATGGTTGGAGCGTTGGCAGACTCGTAACGGGGATGCCCTCAGCCAATGGCGCGAGTTGGTCCTCGGTGAACATGCGGTCGAGCCGCGGTACCGTGTCGCTCATTTCCGTAGAGGTGAAGAACTTCGACGGGTCATACGTCGTGAAGTCGGCGTCGGTCAGAAGAAAGTTAGGGGCGTTCGCTTCGGTGCGTGTCTTGCCGAAGCACTCGATCGCCATGTTGGAATAGAGCCGTTGTAGATAGGCACCGATCAGGCCACCGAAGTTGGTAGAGATTTCGGCCGTTCGCCGGTTCTCGGTGTGCTGCATGGCCTCGGCGATCGCCCCGAAGGTCAGGCCGGCCCACCGCTTCATCATCGGGTTTCGCACTTTGAAGTACGGGCACGGGAACACGGTAAAGATTTCCGGTGCCGGCTGCACGTGCTGGGGTTCGAAGTTTAGCTCGCCAGGTGGCACGCTGCGGCCTTGCAAGATTTGGCCAGAACGTACGTAGAGCTTATGCACGCGGCGAAGCGTGTTAATGCTCGGCGGCGTGCGGAGGTCGGCGTCTTCGTGGTGCATGATGGAAAAGAGATTGCGGCCCATCAGGCTAACCAGGTCGGCGATATTTGGGTTCAGGGTGCCGGGGTCATTCGAGCAGTTCGGCACGGCGTAGCCGGCCTGGCCGAAAACGCCAACGTTGTACCACAGCACGGAATCGGTGTTCGTGATTGACACTACTTTTTCTCCTGGGCGTTAAGGTATTGGTCGATCAAGCTTTGAAGGGTTTCGACCGCATCGACCGTTTTAGGGTACTTGCGAACGATCTGTTCACGGGCCCAAGCGTGGGCCTCGGCGTAGCGGTCGGTTTCGACCGGTACATATTCCGTGTGCGTTCGCGTGATTTGTTCGGGCGGTGGGTTTTCCATCGTCACCACGTGCGTTTGTGCCGGGCGTCGTCTTATTGGAGTTGGTGCTGCAGGGCCGATAGGTTCGGCGTCTTCGGCCGAATTGTCGACCATGTCTGGCATGGGTACGCGTGGCGGGTAATACCTCGGCGTGGCCTGGTTGTCTTCATATTGCCGTTTGATGGCTCGGGCCGTTCGCAGTGCAGCAAAGGCCCACCAGGGAATGCCGATGCCGGCCGCTGCGGCTGCCAGGCTTCCGGCCCCGATCGCCACGCCCCACCAATCAATGCCGCCCGAGCTGTAGGAGCTCGCCGCCGAATCGGGCGTCCCCTGCGGTGCCTGGTTGCCAGGTGCTTCCTTACCGAAGGGAGGACGAAAGGCAAAACGCGGGTCCTCGGCTACCATCTGGCACACGCGTTCGTAGTCGATGCGTGCCGGCTTGAATCGCTCGTCCCGGGCGATCAGCTCCAACAACGCTGGATAGTCGACCATCTGCGGCGGCGTTGATTCGCCAGGCGGGCCGACCGGCCCACGCTCGCCAGGTGCCCCTTGGGGGCCACGGAATCGCTCATCCTTTGCCATCAGGTCGAGCAGGGCCGCGTAGTCGGTGCCCTGAGCTGCGGGCAGTCCGACCACGCGAGCGGCGGCCGGATTGTTGGACGGCGTGTTCGGTCTCGCCTGCGTGCCGGGTGCTTGGATCGTTTGCCAGGGCTGGCCTGGTTGGCTCGGCCTAATTTGCTGATAGCCACCGCCGGAAGGAAAGCACCCTTCGGGCCCGCACGTCTGCTGCAAGGCAAACGGGGTGGCCCGGCGTAGCAGTTCGGCAAGAGTCACGGCGGCCGGCCCTCGGCAGTCGCTCGGCTGGTATCCTGCCACCGTGTCGTGAAGCCTGGCCCCCTTCACAAGTCCTACCAACTGGCCACGCCAGACCATCGGCCCGCCTGAGTCGCCGTTGCCCGTTCCCGGCTCGGCGATGATATCGGCCAGGCCATCGCCCCCGTTGTCATAACCGACAAGCGGAACGTCCCACGCCACCACCTGGCGGCTACCGCCCCGGTGCCCGTACACGCTGACGATTTCACCCGCTGCGGGCGATTGGGCGGCAAGAGGCATCGCCACGGCCGACGGTGGCACCTGGCAAAGCAGGCTGGCGGCATCCCGGGCCGCATTGGTGGCCATCACGCGTGCCGAGCTGGTCGAGCCGTCGGGGAAAATCACCAGGCATTGCCCGCCGCCCTCAATCACGTGATGGCACGTGAGCACCACGCCTTGCCGGCCATCAGTCCACACCAGTACGCCCGAACCCCGCGAGTTGCCTACCTGCATTTGCACGACGGCTTGTGCGTCTTCCTGGCTGGCCGCTTGGGTCGAGCTGGCGACCAGGCAAACGGCGGCGATCGTCAGGGCAGCGGCAATTCGTGCAATGGGTCGCATGGCTCGTGTCCTTAGCTTCCGAAGCGGCGTTTGAGTCGATAGGCCATCTTTCGCACCGCGGCTGCGCTTTCGCGGTTCCTGATTCGCTCGCCTAGTGGCGTGTCGTCAGGCGTGAAGAACATCACGCCGCTAAGCTTCGCGCTGGCACCTGGCAGTTTTTGGATGATCGTTTCCAATTTCTGCTCGAGCTTCGCCAGTTCTTCGGGGGCGTCGGCGTCGGTAACGGGATGATCGACCAGAACGAAATCTGGGCGGGTACGTTCGCCGCCGTTGTCCGTGTGAACCATGCCCACGAATTGATCGTGAATCGACTTGGCCTCGATCACGATGCCGCTAGATTGGCTCCCGTCGATCGTCGGAAGCTGTATTCGGTTCCTCTGCCACCTAATGCGAGTCGACTTTCCACGGTACGTTTGTAGATTTCTCGCATTGTTGCCGATCGCCCTACGAAGTGGCTTGCATACCTCCGGAAAGTCTCTTGCGAGTCGATCGTTGCTGGTTAGTCCGTACTTGATTTCGTTTAGAATTTCCTCTGCCGCTTCGTTTGATCGCGCCACGATAACGATATATTTCGATCGCCCATAAAGAGCTTCGTCAATTGCTGCGATGGCACATTGAGTCGTTACCCCGCGGCCTCTCCGCCCGAGCTGAAACACCAGGCGTTTTATATGGCCCTTAGCTTCATCGACGCCAACAGCGGTGTTGATTTGTGCGGCCTGCCAGGTGTTACACCGCTCAGGGAAATATCGCTGGCAGAATCGCTTGAAGCTATTGGCCGCGCTGGATCGGCCTTCCGGGTCGGCGATCGGTGGCAGCTCGCCGAGTTCGTGTGGGTTCGAGGCCTTCGCCTCATCTTTCGGCGGCTCGTCTTCCTCGCACTCGCACGGCGGCCGATAAATCTTGACGGTTCGCGGCGGTCGTGAATCTCGATATTGAACTTCAGTCGAGAACTGATCGGCCATCAGTTCGCCCTCCCTGCCCACGCCGAGTTCGAGCGTGCGGAGGTGCCGTTCGATGTCCTCGCTAACGGCCGCCATGGTGTTGATTGCCGATTCCAATTGCCGCAGATGCCAAAGCCGGCTGTAAATCTCGTAGGCGAACGGCAGGCCGTGCACCTGGTTGATTAGCTCCCAATCCTGCGGCGTGAGAATCGCTCGCACGCGGCTTGCGTCGAATGTGGTCAAGTGCAGCGCATCGAAAAACGCCTGCGTGGCTTCGTTGGTCGCGTTGGCCATTGGTCGGTCTCGGAAACTTCGGCCAGCGGGGCGGCCGTCGGCATGGCCGCCCCGCGCCGGCAGTCGCGGGAATGGTTAGGAGTTTGAATTCGCTTCGATCTGTACGGCACCGTTCTTTGGCTTCGAGCCTTTGACGGTTAGGGCTTTGACTAGACCCTCTGCGGCTTCCTTGTCGGCATCGTCTACCTTGGGCAGCTTCTTTGCTTCGGATAGCTCCGCGATAAACTCGGCTCGCTTCTTCTTTCCGAGCTGCGAAAGCAGAAGGGCCGTGAGTTCGACGGTGTCGGGTTTCTGGTTATCGGCCATCGTTCCGTCGGCACCGATCACCAGGTTACCTTTGATTTCCTCGTGTACCGTCTTGCGGCCGATCTTGCCGCTAACGACAAGCGAGACGGCCGTGCTACCGGCAACCAGGTTCTCGCGATTGCCATTGCTCTTGCCGTGCTTTTCCAGAACGGCATAGAGCACGGCTTGCGGGTCAGACTTCGTTCTTGCCGGCCCGGTTGGCGCGGCCTTCGTGGCACTGGTCATCAGGTCCCCTCAACATGAAAAGCACTGCTTGGCCATCCATGGCCCGGCCGTTCGGCATCTTGTAATTGATCTGAGACAGATTCAAAAATGCGACCCCGGCCCCGCATCCCTAGCGAAGCTGTGCCCGTAGGCTCTATTGCACGCCCGCCGTTCGGGCTTGCTTTTGTTTGGTTTGCACGTGGATATGCTCGAACGGGGCGAAGGCCTCAAATTCAATGCGGCCGTTCTCCGTTATGCGATCAATCCGCAACGCGTAACCAGGCAGGGGTTCGACTCGCTGGCCAGGTTGGATCATGTAGCCGAATGGTTGTCCATCGGCCGTGCCGATAACCTCCACTTCGCTTGCTGTGCCAATACGCTTAATCGCGATCGCGTTAAACAGCACTGGCCCCGCTTTGATGATGCCGCCGACTTTGAGATAGGAACGCTTGCCCACGTAAACGCCTTCCGTGCGTGTGAAGGCCCGCGGGCTAGGTCGGCCGAAAGAGAGCCGCGGGCGGTTGTCGGTGCCTAGCTTACCGGTAGACGCCTAATCGTGGCTCGTTCGCGGGCATAATAGGTACTTTTCGGGGGGGCGTCAACTCATTTCACCGCAAACCGAACCCCAGAGAGGCCGTCTCGTGCACGTTCGGCCCTCTTCGCGGCCTCTGAGGCCGGTTACCCGGACGGCGTATTCTGAGGCCCGCTAGCGGGCTTTTCGGCTTTGGCGGAAACTTCGTCGGCCGTAATGGCCCATTTCTGCCACCGCTGGTTATCGCGGGCCACTTCATCGGCCGGTTGCCAGGGGAAGTACAAGTAGGTGGCAGCCACGAACGGCCCGGTGTAGCCCCCTTTGCCGCTATCGATCATGCCGCGTAGTGGTTCCCCTTCGCGGCGGTAAACGTGAATCGATTCCCCGAGCCGCGGCACGTCTTCGAGCTGGTCGAGTGCGTCGACCTGGCCGCTTGCCCGGTCGATTACCACGCGAAGCAACAGCGGCGTTCTTCGCAAGCATAAGTGCGTGCCAGCGGCCGGGCCTTCGATAAATTCAATCATTGCGGTCCTAGTCTCCGAATGACCGAAATTTCCAGGTCGGTAAGGTCCCATTCGGCCAGCACGGCGTAGAGCGTGCCACCGATATGCTTCAAGAGAAACGGGTCGCGTGGTGGCTCGGTCGGGTTTCGGTCGTACCACTTTTCCACTTCCCAAAGAATGTGGTATTGGCGACGTATCACGCTTCGCCCTTGGGCTCGCAGCTCTTGTTTGATGTCGGCGGGGATCATCGGAACGCGAGTCCATCCCGAAACGTGCCGAGTATTCCCGGTTTGATTAGGGACCGAGACCAATAGCGTTGGCCCCGGCCTTCCGTTGGTACGTCGGGAAGCGTCGAAATCAAACGTGCTGAATCGCCGCTGGCAATAGACGGCCGGCCGATCGGCCCGAGCCACGGCTAGGCATGGCAAGCCGCTTTCAAAGTAGCCGCCGCAGTGGATGGCCTCGCCAATGTCTATCAGCTTGAGCCCCTCGGCCAGTGCGGCGTAGCCTTCCGCGGCTGCCTGGTACTCGGCGTCGGCCTTGTGGTGCAGCTCGTCCCGGTACGCCTTGAGCTTCGCTTTCGCTTGTTCCGGGTCCATGGTGATGGTTGGCACGTTCATTTTGAAAGGTCTCCGTTAGGTGAAACGAATAGATTTAGTGGGGATAACTTCGACAATCCATTTCGGCGGCTTCGTGGCTCGGCGGAAATGTCCTTGCCCATTCGTCCAATTCCTCAAGGTTGGTGAGGATCGGATTGCCCAGGTACATTAGCTCCGGTTCGCAGGGCTCGAACATAACCACCGCCCCTAGCTTATTTGCTCCGACTGCGTAACCGAATTCCCAGGATGCCGACCTGCCCGAGGGAAGAACCAAAACGCACGCATCGCAAGCGTCTAGGGCTTCCTTGTCAAACGAATAGCCGCGTTGCGCGATTGGATGATTTAATGCCGATCGGTATTGCTTCGGTGTCCAGCTTTTCCACTCAGGATCAATAGCCGACCATCCAAAGCCATGGTTGCCAGGTGCCGGGTTTCGAAAGTCATAGACTTCGTGCGACGCACCACGGAGGAATTTGACAATGTCCTGTTGCAATTGATTTCGCCATGACGACGCAACGTAAATATTCATGCTCAAGTAATCCGAAAAAAAGGGTTAACGAATCGGCGGCGGCCATCCGGCCCACCGAAAACGGACAGTGCTTTTGCCTATGCGTTGGCGTTTCACTTCCAGCACGCCGGATTGTTCCAGGGTCACCAGGTAACGCAACGCGGTTCGCTCGTGGATGATGCCGACCGTTTCGCGGAAGTGCTCGGCGAATTCGCGAACCGTGAACCAATGCCGCGGCATCCCTTCGGCCGCGGATGCCACCAGCAGGCTTTGCTTGAGCGTTCGCAGTCGGTGCGAATCTTGCGACCAATCATCCCAGGTTCGCTCTTTGACGGCCGTACTCATGGCTCGGCTTCTCCCCTTGGAAATTGTTCGCGTATTGCTTCCAGCATCGCCTCGCGTTCGCGTGGCTCGGCCCGTTCAAGCCCTCCTACCCAATTGCGAACCCGGCGGCGTATGCGTTCGCGCTCGCGTTTCTCTTGGCCCACGAATCGGTGGTCGTGAAGCCTGGCCGGCGGAGGGTAGTTCATCCACAACGATTCCGTCCGAGGTCCGCCGCGTGTCATCGCTTGGAATTCGATCTTTCGCCAATCGGCCAGGGCCTCGTCATACATGGGGTTGGCGTAGCTCGAAACCATCACGGGGCAGGGCAGGGCGGTTGCCGTCTTGAGCAGCTCGGCGTGTTGCTCGTCGGTCATTTCGTAGCGGTACAGCTCACGTCCGGACCGTGTCGACTCCGGATAGGGCGGGTCCAGGTAAACGAATGCCCCCGCCTCGTCTTCCGGACCGATCGGCCGTGATGGAATCCGCGGCTTGGGCGGTCCATGGAACACGCGGTCGAGGGCGAAGCGATGGCGAAGCCAGGCCACGCCGTCGGTGTGCAGCAACTCAAACCGACGGCGTAGCGCAAGGCTTCCGACCTGGTCCCCCCAGGCCGTGTCGAGCAGCTCGGCCAGAGCTGCAAGGGTCATCTCGTCTAGGTCGATCAAAACGGAAAGATCGGCCGGCCGCTTGGTGCGTGCGATCGCATCGAACCCGGCACACGCGGCGATATAAACCGAATGCGGCGGTATCTCGTTTATCAGCGTTTGAACTACCCCGGCACCGGCCTTGCCGCCGGGGTACGTGGTTGCGTTCAAAGTTTTACCCTTTGGCCATCACAGAGCACGTTCAAGAAAGGCACGTCGCCGTAGCCAATCACTCGCCAGTCCATCGGATGCGCACCGTAAGCCTTTCCGCACTTCTGGCAGATGCAATCAAAAGCAGCTCGTTGAAAGCCGTGGCTTTCCATGGGGGCTGGCGGGTATTCGGTCATACCGACGTGCTCCATAGTTCGGCGTAGCATCTGGCGTTCGATCGGGCCAAACTCTTGGCGTGCGGCTGGGTCGAGCTGAGTCTCTATTTCGTCGACAAAATCAAAGGGCATTAGAAAAGGTCCTTTTGGTTGGGATCAGGGCGAAGGTTTCGCGGTGGCTTCTTCACTTTGAGACCGAGCTGCACGCGGCATTCGTCCCGCCATATCCGGAGGCAGAAGTACGCCCGAGGACCTGGGAACGCCAAGCGAAGTGCACGCCGCACGCTTCGCATGTCCTCGGTGCCAAGTTTGCCGATAATGTCGCCAATGAGCGGCCGGTAACGGTCTCGCCAGGTTATGCGGGGCATTCGATCGGCTCCACGTACTCGAATTCCAGTCGGGTTACCTGGCCGTCTTTCGCCTTGTCGCCGTGCTTGCGATACATGGCCACGAATTCGGCCGGCGTCATGCTGGGGAAACCCTCGGCGGCAACGTCTTCTGGTGTGATGGCTTCCAGCGGTTCACGCCGCACGCTGATAAAGCGAATAAGCGTGCCATCCTCAAACAGTGGCTGCGGTCGTTCGCCTTGCTTGAAGCCCATCACCTTATCGACGGGCCGTGCCAGGTCACCCGGCTTGGCCTTCAGCCAGCCATCCCGCCGCGTGACAGTCTTCTGCCGCGTTTTGATTTGCTCGGTTGTCATCGCGAAGCTAATGTTTTTCACGGTCGCACGTCCAATGGTGGAAGATTCAAAGCGGCGGGCCGATCGTGAAGCGTGGTGGCCTCGTGAACGTAAACGGTAACGGTGCCGCGGCCTTGGGGGATATAAACCGTAGCCTTCAGCAGCCACAGTCCCGGCTCGGTTGGGCAATCGCAACGCATCACGTAGAGGCTAAGATTGCCCGTGAGTACCAGGTCGCCCCCTGGCCGCTCGATCTTCGAGTGATCGACTACCGAGGCCTCGCTGCGGTGTGGCGATTTGTAGGCCAGGATATAGGCCGGCACCTTAAAGGGTTTCAAAACGGAATCGGGCATCGGGGCACCTTCTAAACTTGGGCCATGTCGGCCAGGCGTTCGCGGAATAAGGCACGGTCGACCAGTTCGCCGAGCCCTTTGTCGTTGGCCGCACGGCGGAAGATTACCTCCGGCGGGTCGGCGTTGGGTTTGTCTTGGCACCACTGGCGAACGTTAGCCAGCATTTCACACGCGCGGCGTTCCTCGCCGGTCGGCTCGGCGATCGGTGGCCAGGCGTCGAGCCGATCGGGTTCAATCTCCGGAGCCGCCCGTAAGAGCCGCCAGCGAAGGCCGCCAGGTGGCCAGAGACCGCCGGCTTGCTCGAATAGGTCGACCACCTGGCACACGTAGTCAGGCGACACGCCGACGACCTGGCAGTGTTTCAGCGGTGGCACCCAATCCGAAACCCACTTACAAACCTTCCCCCTCGCCGTCTTCCAGGTGGTGATGGGAGTCTTAGGTTCTTGGTTTAAGGGAAGTAATAGAGAGCCGCCATTTGCGTAGGCGGTTGCGCGGTCGGTCGCGCTAGCGGTTGCGCGGTCGATTGCGCGGTCGATTGCGCGGGCGGTCGCGCTATCGGTTGCGCGAGCGGTGACCGCTTGTTCACCCTCGGCGATGGCCGCCACGTGTCGCCAATCGATCGACCGAGCCGCGAAGCTGACGCCGCGGCCCGCTTCGCTGTTGGTCGCTTGCTGAATGATGCCGGCTCGGCGAAGCTGTGCTGCAGCTCGCTGAACGCTGCGTGGGCTGATCTCGCTGCCATTAGCAAGCCGCATAGCCTGGTCGGCCGCGATTCGCTCGGCAGTCCACGAGAGCACGCCACCGGTATTCTTGGTGACATGGAACACAAGCCGTGCCAGGCGGTAAGCCGAGCTGCTACGGTGGATGCCGGAAAGATCGAGGGCTTTTTCCAGGCACGCAAGCTGCCGAGCGTGGAGCCGGTCTTTCGCTTGCTGTTCATCGTCGGCCGCCTTCCAAAGCGGTTGAAAGCTTCCTTGCTCCGTCATGCGGCCTCGCCCCCTTGCTCGGCTGTCATCTCGCCGTCTTGGGGTTCCTCGTAAATGGTGATTTCACCGCGTAGCACCTTCGTGTCCTTGTCGGCTTCAATGCCGATACGAACGGTCGCCCCGGTGGTCTTCAGCACCGTGATGGTGCATGGGCCGTCTACCTTGATGGTCTGGCCTTTTTTGCGAGTGAGAACAAGCATTGCAAACGTTCCTTCGATTGCCGCGTAGCTTGCCGAACGAATCGCCGTGCGCTCCCCAGAGGCCCGTTATTCATTCCGGCCGGCGGTGTGCGGTGGGCACCGCGTGTCGCCGATCGGCTGCGCGTTGGTGTGGTTTCCTTAGAAGTCGAATTGAAGCTGGTCGGTTTTGGATCGCCGAGCGCGAACGGGGCCGCGCTTCGGATTCCTGGTTTTCACGGAGCTGGGCGTTTTAAGGCCCACGTTCCATTCGAGGCAGACGTCCTCGGGGTCATCTTCCACGGGCACCATCGAAAGCGAGAGCACCACCGTGCGGGCCTTCTGCAAGTGCGGTCGTGCTTTGCAGTCCTGCACGGCTTCCGTGAGCAGCTCGGCGTAAAGCTCGGCGAGTTCTGGGTCGAGCTGTGCCAAGGTCTCAAGATTTAACGCGGCGGTTTGCATGGGGTATGCCTCCCTTGGGCAACGCGTGTAGCGATTTCAAAACGCGGCGGCCAAGTGCTTCATCGCTGGCGGCCTGCACGGTTCCGGCCTGGTCGAGTGCGGCGATTTGTTCCCAGGTGAACGTTCGCCGCTTGCGTCGACCGGAGCCGCGAAGGGTGATGCCCTTCTCGTGAATTTCGATGATCAAATTACCGACCCGTCGACGAATGGGCCGGTTGAGTTCGACAACGCTTGCCATTAGGCCGCCTTTCGTAGTTCGACAAAGTCGTGCCAGTTGTCCGGAAGCTTGCGATACGCCGTGCCGTTCCAGGCGAGCGTCACGCCGTCGGTTACCTGAACAACGGCGTGTATGGCGTCGAATTGGTCGAATGGGTGTCGGTTGATATAGCCAAGCACCTTAGCACCTGGCAGAAAGTGCCGGCCGTCAATCGACGAAACCGCCAGAGCTTCGACTGGCGGCTTGTCCGGCCTGGTAGCCGCCATCACGGCGCGACGAATGAGGCCGTGTCCGATATCGGCCAGGTTGATAAGCACGCCGTCCAGGTCGACCACGCCGCCACTTACCAGCGAAACCAGGTGGTCTACGTTGAGCGTCCTTCGCATTGCACACATGATCTTGGGTTCCTGAATTAGAAAAGGGAAAGCTGGCCAGCTCGTGCCGGCTTGGTTCGCCGCGGCTTCGGTACCGGGTCGAACGATTCGGAGGCCCACGCGGTAGCCGCCACAATCGGCGGCGGAGTACTCGGCGTGGTCGTGCTTGGTTTGGTCGTGCTTGGTTTGGTCGAGCAAGGGAAACACGGGCCGCCCTTGCTGTTTCGCTGCGTGCCACCGCAGGCAATACAGGCCGACGTCGGGGCCGCGGAATCCAGCGTTGCCGGATCTTCCTGGTCGGCCGATGTCGCTGTTTTCGGTGGCGTCGAAAGCGTCGGCCCTGCAGAGCCTGTTCGCTCCGCCATATGCGCCGGCCAGCACGCCAGGCAGACGGGGCCGTAGCTCGGGGCTTGGCAGCGATCGCACGTTCGGTGTGGTGGGTCGTACCTGGCCATGGCATCAAATGGCCCCCTCGGTCACTTTCCATGCCACCGCCGCGTTGTAGCTTTCGTCACCTGGCCGGCTTTCAACGCGGTACGTGCCGTTGGCTTCGTTTCGCATCGCCGCGGCCATACCATCGAGAAAGCCCTCCAGGTAGCGGCCGAGCTGAACGGCGACTTCCAAAGCTTCGGAGCCCTCGCTACGAATCGTGATAACGCCGGGCGCAAAGCTGTAATCGAATTGCCGCACGTCTCGTTCGGCTTGATGCGATAGAAACTTTTCGGCGGCCCATTGCTCGCATGGCAGCCCGGTTTCGATTTGCTGCACGTTCACGACTTACCCCCTTCCGCAGGCTTCCATTCGATCGCCTGTTTAAGCTTTGAAAGTGCGTTGCAGATGTAGCCGGACAACACGGTCCCTACCGGTGTGGCGTTCATCGCTTCGAGAGATGCGATGGCCTCGCGTGCTGCATCGGTCAGCACTTCGATATGCTTCCGCGATTTGGCGGCAGGCACTAATCGGAAATCCTCGAAAACCTCTTTCGACAAGTCGCGAATGCCGGCCTGCGAATAAAGGTAGTGGTGGCAGCAATCGCCAATTCGAGCCGCGTAAACCTTGTCGCTGGGCTCATTGCCCCAGCTCGTCACGTGAAGCTTGTCGTGCATCGCATCGACGGCGATGATAACCACGGCGTTCTTCGAGAAGTGCAAACCGATCTCTTTAGCGGCCTGCACGGGCACTTCTTGGTAACTCGCGTTCATTGGTTACCCCCTTCCGTCATTCCCCAGGCCACGGCCGCGTTGCTGCTTTCGTCGCCTGGCTTGCCGTTGGCAATTTGAAACCGCAGCTCGGCAACCTCGTCTTCTAGCAATTCGATTCGTTCGCGTGCATCGTTTACGATTGCGGCTTCGTTGAATGCAGCCACGCGGCAAAGCTTATTGACGGTGTCTTTGAGATACATCTTCAACAGCTCCGGAGACTCACCAGGCGAAGACTTCGGCGAGCCATCTAGGGCGGAACACTTGGCAAGTTCGACAACTTGGTCGAGCCGGTCCACTACGTCGTTTACCGCCTCGGCGCGAGTGAGGAAGTAAAACGCCGTGCTAATCTGAGTGGCAGACAGGCGGCTGAATTCGGAACTGGTTACCTGGCCTTGCGTCCACAGGGCAGAAGACCAGAGCCTTACCGTTTCGCCTGGCGGTAGATCCTCATCTCGCAGCCGTGGCTTTGGTTGCCGCCGCTGTACCAGCTTTTGAAGTTTGTCAACTTCGCTTCCGATGGTGTAGTTCACTGGGCGGCCCTCGACTGCTTGAACTGCACGTGGGCCCGCTGTGCTTCCTTCGGCTCGGTGATGTTCCAGATGGAAACGCACCCTCGCACGCCTTCTACGAATGTGACCGGTTCGCCGGAAGGCATCAGGGCCGCCGGCCTGGTAACCGTGGTCTCGGTAACTTCCGAGCCAGGTTTCAGCGTGTGCCAGTACCAGACAACTGAGCCGACGGGGTGCCGCTCGTTGAAGTTTTCCAGAATCTTGGCGTCGTGCTCGGCTTGCTGTTCCGCGGTAAGCAGCGTTCTCCCTTTGCGGGCTCGTTTCGTGTGTTGCATTTGGTCGGTCTCCGTATCCGCGCAGGCGCATGAAAAAACGCCGAGGCCCGCGCGGCAGTCTCGGCGTTTGAATTGGTTCGAGTAGTTGGCGACGGCTAGAACAGCAGCTGCTGTTGGTCGCTGTTGAGGAACGCGGCCGGCTGCGGGAACGCGTTCAACGTTTCGACGAGTCGCCGTTCGCGGTTGGCGTAGTGCTTGCCCGAGACGGTTCGCTCGGCGTGGCCGGTGATGATTTCCCCCATGCCGGGCGCGTGCGTGTCGTGCCAGGTCTCGCACGTTTTGCGAAACAGCTTGATATGTACCGGCGGTCGCTCGCCCGTCTTGAGGTTCTTCTTGCGTTTCACCCCCGATGCCTTCACGATCGCATCCCAGGTCTCGTAGTACGATTCGTTCGAGTACGGGAAGGGAAACACCCGCGCGTTCGGATCGACGCGGCCGGGCGGCATTATCGACCGCAAGTGCCGGGCGGAGGTCTCGTTGAGCGGTAGCACTAGCGGGTCTTCTTTGAACCGCTTTTGCTTTTGCGGCACGTAGAAGAACCACCCGTGCGGATTGATGGCCGAGCCTTCCTCGGCCGGGGTCTCCGGCTCCCAGCAGATTTGCCGCCAGGTGAGCGAGTCGTTCTTGCGTTCGTAGCTGGCCAGCTCTTGCGTGCGTTGGCCGTAGTTGAACTGCAAGACAATAAACGCCCGCCAGTAAACCGCAGGCGAGTAGGGCAGTGGGTAGCCTTCCTGTGTGGCTACGGGCCACTGGGCTTCTTTGCAGGCCAGGTACAACGCCCCAACCTGGTCGTAAGTCAGGTAGGGCTTCTTGGGGGAGGTCGAACATTCCAGCGGCGACAAGTGCGGCGGTGAAGCGTGGGCCTCCCGCTGGCCGGCGATCTTTAGAACCGCATGAAGCGAACCGAGATGCTTGTTGCACGATCGATTCGATTGTGAGATTCCCGAACGGATTAGCCATTTTCGCCAGGCTTCCAGGTCGGTATGGCGAACGTCCGATATTGCTAGGACCGGATAGTGCATCCGGTCCTCGGCTTGCCAATCTTGCCACCTTCGCAGGTGTCGTTCGTACTCGCCGATGGTGTCGGCTGAGCGGTTCCGCTCCTTCAATTGAGGTTTTGCGTACCGCTGGTAGAAGTCGAAGACCGAAAGACAGGCCCCCGTTTGGGTCGGGTCCAGCTCCGGACGGCGAAATTGGATAATGGATGCGTTGGGTTGCTGTATCACAGGTGGCTCCTCTTGCCGGGCCGGGGTCATCCGTTGCCGTCCGCGCATCCCCGCGGCCCGCTCTACCATCCCTGAACTTCGGCAAAATCCCGTTTGCCATAACTCACACCTGAAATGATAGGCCACCGTTAAGCTGGTCTTAACAAATAAGACCGGCAAAAAGCGGGGGCCTCGTTTTCCTTGTGCGGGTTAGCTCGTGGCCAAGAGGCAGCCAGAAGCAAGCCACGAAAAAACCCGCGGGGAAATCCGTCCGCGGGTTTCTTGTTGGGTGGTACAGAAACTCGCGACCGTCGACACTATCCGAGTGCCGGGTCACGAATTTAATGCATGGGTTAAATCAATGCAAGTCTTAGAATCCAAGAATTCTATCGGGGCTTGTGCCAAGCACCTTGCAGATTTGCATTAGCCGCTGAATGTTCGGCCATTGTTCGCCGCGTTCATAGTAAGAAATTTGCACGTGGGCGATGCCTAAAGATTTCGCCAGATCGGCCTGAGTGAGACCTGCCGACTTTCGCGCCTCGCGAATGCGTTCGCCGATTAACTGAGCTTCGTCTGTTGCTAAGGGCACGATCATGCTCCCGATTTTAGTGTGTCTCAGTAGGTGGTCAAGAGTTCACGCGTTGCGGGTTTCTACTGTTCCATGCGGCGCAGTTGCCGAGCTGCTTTGGCCCGCCGCTGGAATTCCTCTTCGATATAAAGCTGGTCGTCGTCGCAGAGTTTCTCCTCGGGAACTTCGACGGTGGTTCCGTCGCGGCGCTCAAGCCGTCGTCCAAGGGCCGCATAACGAAAACGGTGCTCGTGGTGCCCAGTCCGTTCACGTATTGCTGAGTGCCGACAACCTGGCAGAGTCCAAGCGTGATGTACTGACCGTCGACGGCGTTGGCCAGGTTCCAGCCGTGAATCATCACGATCAGGCCATCCGCGCCGAGCTGCACCAAGCCGGTGTTGGCGTCGACGACTTGGATGATTTCCATCGACCCGATTTTGCCGATCTTCCCGACATGCGGGTTTCCCATGCCAAGTTCACCGTCTCGGATCCATTGCTTGATTGCTTCGGTATTGGGATCGAACGGCAGAGAATCTTGTCGGTCATCCTCGGCGGCCTGGTTGGCGGCCGTGGCGTCGTGCTCGAGCTGGCTATCATCGGCCGGGGTGGTTTGGTTGCCTCGATCGACCGCCGTAGAATTTTGCGGCCCTGGCATGCCGGACGACGTTGTCCCAGTGGCGGGCACGCCACCGCAAGCGATGCACAGTGCTAGAAGGGTGAAAAGCATCACCCCCAGGAAAAACCTGGCCAT